ATGCTTGGGTAAGAGCACAAGGTAAAGAACTTGCACCACCTCAAATTTCAGCAGAAGTCCTACGCAAAATGAAAAAGACTGCTGAAGATTATTTGGGCTATGAAGTCACACAAGCCGTAATTACAGTGCCAGCGTACTTTAATGATAGCCAACGTCAGGCTACAAAAGACGCAGGAAAAATTGCTGGATTAGAAGTATTGCGTATTATCAACGAACCGACTGCTGCTGCTCTAGCCTATGGAGTTGATAAGACAGATAAAAAAGATCGTAAGGTCGCAGTATATGATTTGGGTGGTGGAACTTTTGACATCAGTATTATTGAAATAGCCAACTTAGATGGTGACAAGCAGATTGAAGTATTAAGTACAAATGGAGATACATTTCTAGGTGGCGAAGATTTTGATCAACGAATCATGGACTATCTAGTTGATACATTTAAGATGGATCAAGGTATTGATCTTACCAAAGATGTTTTGGCTCTACAACGTCTTAAAGAGGCTGCTGAAAAGGCAAAAATTGAATTATCAAGTAGCCAACAAACTGATATTAATCTACCCTATGTTACTGCTGATGCTAGCGGTCCAAAGCATTTAAATTTAAAATTAACTCGTGCCAAATTAGAAAGTTTAGTTGAGGATTTAATTGAGCGTAGTATTACTCCTTGTCGAACTGCTATGAAAGATGCTCATATAACACCAGCAGATATTGACGAGATCATTCTTGTTGGTGGTATGACACGTATGCCTAAGGTACAGGATGCTGTTGAAAAACTATTTGGTAAATCGCCACGCAAAGATGTTAACCCAGATGAAGCAGTAGCAGTAGGTGCCGCTGTACAAGGTGCTGTACTAAGCGGTGAGCGTAATGATGTATTACTACTTGATGTTACCCCACTGAGTTTGGGTATTGAAACATTAGGTGGTGTAATGACTAAGATTATTCAAAAGAATACTACCATTCCAACCAAGGCTAGCCAATCATTTAGTACTGCGGATGATAATCAGCCAGCAGTAACTATTAAGGTATTTCAAGGTGAACGTGAATTTGTTAGGGATAACAAATTACTTGGTGAATTTAATTTAGAGGGCATTCAACCACAGCCAAGAGGTATGCCACAAATTGAAGTTACTTTTGATATTGATGCAAATGGTATTATGAAGATTAGTGCTAAGGATAAAACTACAGGTAAAGAAAATAAAATTACCATTAAGAGTGATAGCGGACTTAGTAAGGATCAAATTGAAAAGATGATTCGTGAAGCCGAAGCAAATGCTGAGGAAGATCGCAAACAACGTGACATTGTTGACTTGCGTAATCAGGTTGACACACAAGTCTATCAGATCCGCAAGGATTTGAAAGAGGTTGACACTAAGTTATCCCAAACTGAAAAAGATAACATTGAGTCAGCCATTACAGCAGTAATGGCTGAATTAGCCACAGGTAATAAAGAGTCAATAACTCAAAAAGTTAGTGACCTTGTGGTGGCTGCACAAGTTATCTACAAGGCCAAGGAAAACCAAAGTCAACAAAAAGATAAGGACGTTACTGATGTAGATTTTAAAGAAGTTAAAGATGCAGCCTAACGTGCTTATAAATAGTCAAGTGGTGCTCGGGTGAGGCCACTTTTAATCTTGCTTAACTAAGGAGAAATTTAAATGACACAAACACAATTAGCTAGAATGGATACAGCGGCTTTAAATAAAGCGCTTATCGGTTTTGATCGTATTTTTAACACCATGGAACGTAGTTGGGCCAATAGTCTTAACAACAACTACCCACCTTTTAATCTAGAACGTCAAGGTGATGTTTACACTATTACATTAGCAGTAGCAGGCTTTGAACGTAGTGAGATTGATGTTAGCCTAGATCAAGATCAACTTATCATAACAGGACAAAAAAAATCTGTAACCTATGATGAGGATGTTGAAACTTTGCACAGAGGTTTGGCTCTACGTAACTTTGAACGCACATTTGCGCTTTCAGAGCATATGGAAGTTAAATCTGCTGAAATTAAAAATGGTCTATTGACTATCGTAATTGAAAGAATCATTCCTGAAGCGCTCTTGCCAAGAAAGATTCAAATTAAAGAAAGTTAACCCCTCGGGGGAGGAAACTCCCCCATTATTTGAATGGAGTCTAAAATGGCGGTAGATACAGAAATTACTACAGATGTTCAAATTGATGAACGAGTAAAAATTGAAATACGAGAACCTAAAAAATGGAATGTAATTTTTATTAATGATGATCAAACTCCTATGGAGTTTGTTATTAGTGTGTTAATTGAAATCTACAAGCATTCTTTAGAAACTTCAAAAGATATTACTCTTCATATTCATGAAAAAGGTAGTGGGGTTGCAGGTACATATAGTTTTGAGATTGCTGAAATAAAAGCAATTGAAACTACGAACTTAGCAAGGGCTAATGGATTTCCGTTACAAATTAAATTAGAAGAAGAATAAAAAAATCCTGTATTTTTGCCTCCTAAGTAAATATGCTTAGGAGGTTTTTTATGAGTTTAAGAGAAATTACTAAAGATCTACATCACGAAGCAGAAACAACTAAATTCGCCAAGATGTTACTAAGCGGAAAAATCAAGAAAGAAGACTACAGAAACTATCTGTATAATCTACTGGCGATCTATGATCCCATAGAATGGTATTGCCAACGCCAAGGTTTCCTTGTAAGCATGCCAAATCTACCACGCCTCAAGGCAATCTATGCTGACTTCCAAGAACTAGATGATGGTAGTTATTGTTATCTAACTCCAGCGACTTTGGAGTATCAGGCATACCTACATAAATTGGGCAATGATGAATTCCGCAAGCACCTTATCAAGGCACATCTATATTGTCGCCATATGGGCGATCTTTTCGGAGGCCAGATCATTAAAAAACAAGTGGCACATATCAGCCAAGGCAAGTTCTATGATTTCGAGAACGCTGATGCTATGAAGACAGCTATTCGTATCACACTCACAGACGACCTAGGTGATGAGGCTCGTGTGGCCTTCGAATGGGCCATTAAGATGATGAGGGATTTATACAATGGAGAGTAAGGTTTGGGATAGTCTAATCAATGTACAGCATTTATTAGAAGATAATTTCACTCGTACTGGCACAGAAGTATTTGAAGAAGGCATGGATAGATTTAACCAACCAGGTTGGGTCAACCGTGTTTGGACTAGCAAAAACTATCGTCGTGCTCACGTAGATGTAGTAGATGCTAGAGAGAAAAAAGGTTTGTGGATGATGCATTGTTGCGTATTTCCACATACACATAACCCAGCCCCCATATTTGGTTTTGATGTAATAGCCGGTAAGAATAAAATCACCGGCTGTTTTTATGACTTCAGCCCAACTACTAGACGAGATCATCCTATGTTAGAGTGGTTTGAGCACGAAGTAAATAAAATGGAATGGCGCAAGGAAAGGGCACTCCCAGATTGGGCCCAGCGTATATTCAGCAAGAGTATGGTGGCTGCTGGAAATGTACAGGACGAACACGAACTAGATCAAATCTTTAGTATGGCTCGTACAGGGGTAGAGCACTATCTTGCCAATGTAGGTGAAACTAATGGACAAGGTGACAGTAGAGAAGCACAGAATTTTTACGCACACAACCAAAAAATGAACCCTCATACACCCAAGGTGATGACCAGTTTGGGGCTAAATGAGGAGGATGTTAGGGTGTTTATTCAAGAATGTTTGTTCCCTGAGTTAAGATAAATAATTTTATGAGAGCCAATGAATTTCTTACCGAAGACCCTAAAATAAAAAGTATGGTGGTTAGGTCTTTAAACAAAATGCCTGATGATGACCCTATTTTTAATGATGTTTATAAACGAATTGTCAATGAACCATTAGGCAATAGACTAGAAAAATATATTAAAAATAGAGGTGATGCAGATGCTATTAAAGCAGTTAAATGGTTAGTCACATCAATACCAACTCTAGGATCTGCTCCAGAAGTTAAAGAATTCATTGGAAAGTTTGTAGACCCACAATTTGACCCTATTAATACTGAAGCACTTGCACCTGAACAAGGTATGGGTGGCCCAGCAACATTAGACAGTATTGTAGTTGATCCTTTTGCCAAGAAGTTGTTTAATAAAATATTTCAAGAATTCAGTGGTAAAGGCGATGCAGGTCCAGGTGAAGCGGCATTGGCTATTTTAAGTCCTAATGTTACATACGGTAGCCCAGGTGATATTGTTATCAACGGTAAAAAAGTTGAAGTAAAAGCCAGTAGAGGCAGTGGAAAAGCAGGTCGTATATGGGATATGCCATTGAATCAAAAACCCATGCTACAAATTCTTGCAAAAATGAATATGAGTGCGTTTAGTGTATTAGATGGAGAGCAACCTTTTCCAGAACCTACACTTGCTAAACCTTTTATTGAAGCAGCATGTGAATGTTGGTTTGGCGGGCCAATTCCTGCTATTGTTAAATCGTTTGGCCGTCCAGGATTTAGAAATTTATGGCAAGCCACTGTGTTTGATGTGTATAAAGAACATGGTCAATGGGATGGTCTTTTGGCACTAGGCGTTAAGACTTATCAATATATTATCACTGGTCAAGAATTTGCTAACAATATGAAAAAGGCTAATCAAGGAACTATCTGTAGAGCAAATGCAAAACAATCAAGAGAATTGGCTCCTCAGGTCTTCATAGCCTAATGAATCAATTATTAGATATTCAGGTCAAATTTTTCCTACTATTTTGGTACTTACCCTATTTCATGATGGGTGATATAGACTCTTGGCAAAAGATGGGTATTACCATGAATGGTATCAAACCCATGTGTAAAGAATAACTATTTTCCCTGCACTAGATCAGCAGAAAATACATTACCTACACCCACATCAATAACGCAGGCCTTGGTTTGTCCACTCTGTAACACAGTCCAAGTATTATTTTCTTTGCTGATCCATAAACTCATTACACTTTGAGGATTTTCCACATTACCATACCATACGGGATTTTCACCTACACGTTGTAGTTCGGCAAATATGGCCTTGGCATCACCGCAACTTATAGGCTTGTTAGTGGTATTAAGGGGAATGTTTTGTTGAGCCAATACTACAGTGGGTAGTAAGAAGAGGCCCGCTAGTAGTAGTTTCATATTGACTCCTAAGGCCCCCATTTACAACAAAGGGGTAGCGAGTCCCTTGCTGAGGCTCGGGGGTGAGCCACA